CCCGCTGTAATATGCCAAATTAGCATACGCATATACATTGTCAAAATTTTGATTTACTTTTACAAATGCTGTACGTAAGGAATCCCCTTGCCCATCATTTGGGTAAGTACCTACGTTAACATTACTGATTGAATAAGATGGCATTTATTTTTCCAAATTCTGTTTTACTAATTGTTGCAAAAGAGATTTTATCTCAGACATTTCGGATTTCATATTATTTATTTCACCTGAGATATCAGTTACCTGACGAGTTAACTCTTTTTTATTTTTATACTCTTTTAATCCAACCACATCAATGTTAACCAATGCTTTATTTCTAACATTCTTTACAAATCTATTTTCATCTTCTATTTTTACATACATTTTATATCACCGATGTTGCTATTAAATTTCTAATTTTAGGTACAACTGTTTTATCATGAGAATAGAATACAACTTTAATCTGAAACTTATTAAAATCTTTAAATGTTGTTATTGTCTCACCTACCAACGTTTCATATTCTAGATTTGCAAAGCCGGTTGTTGTTTCAGAATCTGTTTCCAAAATCTTATATACTTCTGTAAAAAAGTCTTCCGAATACCCTGCATAAGACTTTTTGCCCTCTAGACTGTCCGGAGCAGTGACTGTAGCATTTTGATTATACAATGGCATTCTTCTCCATGGCAAATTATCTATATTATTATCGGTATTAATATCCAACGCGCTTTTTACTCTGCAGAAAACGTCTATATCTGTGCCATATTTCCTGTTAACATCCAATTTAACTTCTAAACCGGTTGAATCGAACCCAGATGCAAGAGTAATAACTTTACTAATATATCTACTAAGTGCTACTCCCCCTGTTGGCAATAACTCAGAATCTCGAGTATCTTGGTCAAAAGGACTATTAAGTTCGTTAGCAAATGTGTACAATGATAATCTAGATTTATCTAATAATGGAGATACATCTGCAGAATCATTTGTAAATGTCACTCCTATTTTTATATCCCCTTTTGCAATTGCTTTTTTCCGTCTATCTAAAACTGTAGAAGAATTTTGATTTATAGCAACCGCACCGGATAAATTTCCTGGAGATGATAGTTCATTTACCGTATTAATTGAATAAGAAATACCACTTACTTCACCTTCGCCGGTAGTTAAAGCATCCAATAAAACACTATCGTAAATTGTTTCGGGTATTGCTTCATTTTGTAATTCAAAAAATGCAGTTCCTTTTGCAAAAACAGCTTTATTTACTGAAAAACATAAACATTTATTTATTTCTTCCAACCAAGTATTAGTATTTTGCGATTTAAATAATTTCCCTATATAGGGTTCTTTTTGTGCAGGCCCCATCGTTCCTGGCCCAGGTTCTCCAAATATTGCAGTATATATAGAATAATCCTTTGAATCTGTTAAAATGGAAATTCCATACTCACCCGGTGGTAATTTTGAAAGCACCGGGAATGATGTATATGAAGACTGAGCAGCTAATGATGTAGTTATTAAAGCATTTGCAGGGACATTTACTGCGGCCGCCGGCACCACACAAACCGATCCCGGTATAATTTCGTTTGATGAAGGAACGCCGCCGATAACTTTTCTTAATTCTATTGATACCGGAGCCTTACTATCTTTTGTGGCAAACCATAAATTAACCGATGATAAAAATAATCCTTTTGGATATTTTGTTGCATCAACAAAAAATGTTTGTGTAAACGGAGTTAATATTGATACCGCTCCCCCTAATTTTGCAGCATCCGCAACATTTGTTTCAGCAACGGATGAAGTGGTTGAAGTAATTACTGTACTACTTCGTGTACTATCTACAGATGTATCCGGGAGTGAAGATACCCCTGTAATTGCAAATCTTGCAACGATTGTACTAACAGAGTCCTCGCCACCGCTACTTTGGCCTGAATCAATAAAAGATACATTTACTTGGCCGTCAATTACTAATGAATATGTTCTTGCGATAATTATTTTACCCGAAACATATCCTTCGGCGTTAGTTATTAAAGGGTCTCCTGAAAAATATAAGACATCATTATCTTGCCCTGGAATAGGATCAGGAGTAACTAACTTGCTATAATCTAATCCATTTATAAATGTTTTTAATGATGTGTATGGTGGTGCACCCGTAATTGTAAAATTGTAAACACCATTAACGCCACCTCGTGTATAACTACTTAAAGCACTCATTTTGTTGACCCTTACTCTATAAATCTACTATTTACTAACGCTGTTTTAAGTAAAGCCAATTTTGCTTCACCTGCATCTTGTAATTGAGGAACAATACCTGCAGTATCAAAACTAGTACTATCAATTGATGCGTAATCACTTACAAATCCATTATCTATCGAATATTGTTTTGATGAAACTACGTTTGCTGCAATATATGTATTGTTATTATCAAGTGTTTGTGATATAAAATTTTGAAGAGCAATTGCGTTTGCGGTAACATTTCCGGAAAAACTTTTTGGATAAATTAATACGCCATAATGAGGTGCAATTACTCCGTCAGAAACATTTATGTTTGCTCTCACTTCTAGATAGTCTACATTTGATCTATCCACAAATGCGTTTCTGTTATTTACAATATAATATGATTGATATAAAAATGTTTCTGTTGTATCCAGTCCCACTGATCTTATATGATCTGCATATATAATGTCATCTAAATCGTTAACAACGTTTAACCAACCTTGTGCATTTGAACCATATGTTACTTGCAGATCTCGAACAACATTACCAAAAAATGATATTGCGCCATTGGACATGCCTTGCACGTTTAAATTATCAAGTTGTATCATTTGTTAATTCCTTTAATATTTCTACGAGTTTTGCAAAATTTCAAACAGCCATCATTGCATCAGACAACACATCGCCTGGTTTGCCGCCACCGCCACCGTAGCCAATGCCAGTTGCGCCACCAAACGGTGTAGCTCTGCCGCCATCGTCCGACACTCCAAAACTTGATTGATCTAACCCATTTTGGGGCGCGTTGCCCTGATTTTCCCCGCGGTCATGATGAGAATTGAGAACGTCAGCAGAGACACTTACTACCGTATCGTCGTTCGTCACCGCAGCTTGCGCTGCAGTTGCAGCAACATCGTTTTCTATTTCGGTAACTCTAGCAGCATAATCAATACTGTCTTCCTCAGTAGTTTCTCTTACAGTAAGATTTCTAACTGCATTCGTTGCAAACCCACCAGACCCCGAAAATGAGTTAGGATATGAATCAGCCTTGCCGCCACCCTGTAGTGTTCCGCTAGAATTAATTTGAGTAGATTGTACTATTGTGGTATTTCCCTGAATGTTTTGAGGAACCCCCGTAGGTACAATTTGTCCTGTAATTTGTTGTTCAGTATATAGCATGGTAATTAAATCATCGCGATATCTAACATCGGGATCTGTTATAAAAGATAATTTATGGTGCGCGCCAGAAAAAGAAGGTCTGCATTCTTTTTTATTAGTATTAATTGTTGCAGTAAAGTATGGACTTGTTATTAATGCTGCGTTATGATTGCTAAAATCTTCAACAAAAATGCCTGTAGTATATAATACATTACCTTGTATGCCGCCTCTATCAAATACTTTATTGTTTAATGCTGCAATTTCAATGCTTTGACGTTGTACTCGTTTTTCCAAAGAAGTTAACCTTGAAGAAATAATACCAATACTTTTCATAGTATATCTATTATAATTTGTATGTATTACTTTGGCGCTGCTTGATGACGCAGTATATGGAGGAGACACAATTGTGGCAATCAATTGTTGTGTTCTATTAGATTTGTCTAAAGGAGCTTTTGGTGTTACTGAAGATGTTCCCAAATCTAATCTAAATTTGTTGCCAGTTTGTTTAGCTGTATCGGCTTTAACATCTGTTGTTTGCACATATACTCTGTCAATTCTTGGCAAATAATATTGTAAATCAACCTGTGTCCCTGGAACTGCCAGTGGATCCGGTCTAGAAACGGTAGTTGTTCTATATGTAAAACCGGTTATAGGATATTTAATTCTTGCTGGTCTAAAGTCCAAGCAATCTCTTAAATTAAATGTTGCTGCACCCTCAGGAGATCTATAGGTTGGAATTTTAGCATATAGAGTGTTTGCATATGAATTTACTGTAAATGGTCCTGTCCCTCCACCGTGTTCAAAATAATCAACAATAACAACCACATTACCAACATTTGCAGCATTCTGTCCTAGAAATTTTATTCTACCCCAATCATACACAAAGTCTCGTTGCCCATCATCTAAAGTATATAATAACAATGATTGGGGACTTACTTTTGACCACGCATTTGTATTACTAACTGCCTCGTTTGTAGTTACTAACGCTTTATATAATCTGTCTTCATACGAAACATATTTTCCCGCGCTATATGTATTTGCATTAAGATATTTTCCGTGAAAATTTGTACCAGAATCAATCTTATAAACATTTTTTAATGCCGTTATATCTGGATAAAACAAAGTAATCCAGTCGTTTGAATTAATATCAGTAACAACCGGCCAATTTTGTTCCAACGTTTTTGTTCTTATTGTTTCTTCATTAGTTTGCAAAGTTGCGATAATGTCTAATTTGGCAGCAACTAAACTATTAGCATGCGTAATAGTCATATTAGTTTTATTCAAATCTAAATCTAATGTCACAGTTGAAGAATCCACATACGCGCCCGTGAAGTAATTTGGATTACCTGTAGTCGTATCTTCTTTTTTCTTAACTATAATAGTATAATATTGTTGAGAATAATATTTTGTTAGAGAATCACCTGCACTACCCACAAATTTATTAGGCGAAGATGTTGTAATAGACGCAACTCCGTTGGTCATTTGTACATTGGAATATAATTTCGTATAAACGGTGTTTATATTGGTAACATCTTTAACATAAGAATTATTAATAGGAAATACATACCTGCTGTTTTGTGTTGATTCAAAAATAACAAGATTGTTAGATATTGGTTCTAACCCGCCCGCATTCGCAGCAATGTTTGCGAAGAAAAGCGGATTTGCGTATGTACCGTAGTTTCCTTCAATATTAGAATAATCATTGCCGACACTTATGATTGAACGTATAGAAGTAGCATTTGAAGTAGTACTTGTTTGTTCAAAGTTAAACCAATAAAATCTATACACAGCTGTAGTATTTGAGCCTGATTCATATTTTAAGAATTTAGGTGAAATATATCCTACCCGAGTATTCGAACTCATGGCAGCAGTATTTGTTGTATTATGGGCTTCCCAATAATCTCTTAGTGTAAAGGTTTCGGGGTCAAATAGCCCATATTTTGGAGAATTTATTAATACATATCTACCAAAATAAGTGTTAACATCTGTTTCTACTATTGTTTCAAAATCTCTTGCTTTTGGAACAATTAATTCTGTTTTGTCAGATGTTTTAATTTCATAACCACCTATGTAAGCTTTTCCTTTACTGATAAAAAATCTATTATCTTCACCTGAACTCGTTGAACCCGCAGATGATAATCTAAATGGTTCTATACTATAGTTTCCGGATTCGTCATATGTTCTTTCAGCAAGCTTATCTGAAAGTGCGGAGTATGTAGTATCAACCGCAGAATAGTTTAATATATTTTTTCCATCAATAAATTTTGCAATTGCTACATAATCATCTGTAACATCCGCTTTAAAATCTGCATCTAAATCTACTGTATCCAAGGTTAATGTAACTTTTAATCTATCTGCACCGGGTGCAAGATAATTAGAGCTACCAAATGCGGGATCTAGTAAACTGGAATCATCATTATAATTTACTGTAGATTCCGTATACCTATAAATGACAGCTTTTTTGTCGGGGTATGGTGCGTATTTTTGCGGAACAATTGCTTGAGATTCTACATTTATAAAAAATCCTTTTTTATAATAAATTCCAGAAGATGCACTTAGTACAGCAGTTGCACTGGACCCTTTTCGCTTAAACTGTAAGGATATACCTGTTCCGGTTGTTGCTAAGTTATCATTTAGTCTAACAGATGTTGCAGATAACACCTCGATTACATACAAAGGAGAAACACCAAATCCATCAACTACATATAATTGATCTCCCACCTTTAAATTGGTAGATGCCGTTATAGATGTAATTTTTTCAGAATATTGCTCTGTTGTACCTGTAATCGAAATATCAATATCTTCGACTAATGTTTCTGTACCAACATATATGTTGGATTTTATTTGCGCAGAATCGATATCGGAATAAAAATATACAGTTTCTCCTGATATAAATTCACCGTTACCTTTTGATGGTCTAAACACTACCGTATGCGGATCACCAATTGTAGGGGTGTCTGCATTAAATACAAATTCAACTTTTCCAAAAGTATTAGATGTTGCGCCGGTTACATACGTTCCCAAATAAGTATTAATATTCGCAACACTCATACCTGTTAATTTAAGAGATTTGTGTTGATTATTTGTTATTGCTAAAGCACTTGGATTTTCTTTTGATGCCCGTGTGCCGTCAACAAAAATGTGACTGGCAAACGACTTAATTTGATTCTGTAGGATAGTTTGAAGCTGAGTTAATTCTCTTGCTTGAACAGGCACGCCAGGCTTAAAAAGAATTCTATAAAAATTCTTTTGAGGATCAAAATCGTCATAATACGGAGAAGTTGTTAAATTTATAATCATTTTTTATATCCTAGAATTAAAATTCTATAACTATGTGAATATTTTCTGCCTGGTCAGATTGTCTTGTTATTTTACTACGATTTTCAACATACAAAGCTTTGCCGGTATTGTGTTGTATTTCGGGCGCCACTATAGATGCAATATTTCCGGTTGCAAGAGATGTGCCTCCGCGCAAAATTTCACCTACAGTAAAATCTACAGCGCCCGAATATAAGTTTTCAGGGGTTATATATCGAATCGCTACATTTGATCCAACCACATTTGCGCTTACAATTAACGCAGATGCTTTGCTAGTATCCCCGGTAATTAATTCATCTAACGAAAATGTTCCAGTTGCACCCGTTACATTTAATGTATATGTTGCATCTAAAGTAATTTCTGTTGCAACATTCCCTGTAGCAACAGAAATTGGATTTGATATAACTGTAATTCTTCTATAATCATTAACAACCGGAAAATCTCCGCCGCCTTCAGCATAATCCAACCTACTATTTATCATCACATATTTAGCCCCCAATTCATATAATGGGTCTGATCCGTGGCCGTTTATTGGGCTAACTATAGCATATGCTGAAGCGTTTGTTCCGGTTGAATCTGTTATACTAACATTAGCAATCTTATAATTAGTACCTGTTTCATTTGTGTTAATTGAAATAGATGTAATACTGTTGGAAGAATTTAAAGTATATGATGAAATTGACGCTCCGGTTCCTTTTCCTTTTATTGCAAATGATGCAAACCCGGAATAACCAATTCCTTGATTGGCCACAACAATATTATCAATAGTTCCAGGAATTGCAGTATCTACAACATCTGCATTTACATTAATTGCCATGTAATTAGCTGTTAGAAATTTTAATATATCCGAATCTGTTAATGAATACATATATTTCCATCTGTAACCATCTGCTGTTTGAAATATAGAATTGGTTCTCCCAGAAGGTTGCACGGTTGATACTGCACCAAAATTATTAGAAATACATTTGTATACGTTATAATCGGGATTTGTTAAAACGTAAAAATTACTATCTAATAAAGTTTCTTGCGTATTGTCATACTGAGTATATACAACACCTATTGTATAATCATTTCTTTTAATTACTAATTTTACATCCGAACCCACAATTCTTTTTGCTGCTACAGAATCTGCCCAGTAAATATATTCTTGGTTTAACGTATTTACTGGATTGGTAGGTGTGGGTTCTGCTGGCCATGCCTGAGGGCGGCCAATAAGTAAGTAGTAATTACTGTCATAATTACTTACAAAATCTTCTGCGTTTTGTATACTAAAATTGTTTGTAACAATCTGTGCCATTAAATTATCCTGTGTCTTTTATTATTTATTACAGATAATCAAATATAACGTAAATCATATCTGTAGTAACTTTTAAATTAGTTACTCTGCTATTCGAATATGTTGTTAAACTTGCAAGTATTACATTAGAATCTGATGTGATACCAAAGTAATCCCAAACTTCAGACTGCCCTGTT